GGGTGCCAGCCGGATTGCTTCCTCTTCCTCTGCCTGATCAATCAGTTCCGACGGCGGGAATGGTCTGAACTGTTCCATTGAATGAATGCCTCTTTAAGTGTTTAAGCCATTGGCCAGCATGACTGGATTCTATTTGCAATGGTCCAGCTTCATTGATCTTGTAGCGGCTAGCTGATTCCAAACGTACAACGCTATAACCCATCTCTGCAGCATGATCATAACGATCCATGCTCCAAGCTTTATTGCTCAGTTTTCCCTTACGTCCACCAGACCAAGGCCCGCCTGCTATTTCAATCAATATCCTATGCTCAATCAAATGAAAGTCGAAACGCCAGTGCTTGGTAGATTTAAAGTGAAAGCATTTTTCAAATTTGATTTCTAAAATATCCAGAATTTGCTCTAGTTCTTCTTGGGCTTCGAGATATTTTTGAGTTGCCTTAGGTAATGGTTTTACTCTTGATACCTTTTTTAATGGCTTTTTTCGGGTTAGGACTTTGTACTGGTCGGCATCCATCTTTAAGTCTTTCCATCTTTTCCAAAGCTAAAAAAAATCGCTCATCAATGTGAGCGATCTCTTCTTTTGTTTTATCTCTGGTATTCACACAACCAAAGTGAATGGCTTCATGTTTTGCTTTATTAATCTGATCTCTTAGATCCATAGCTCACCTTAATAAGAAAGAAAAACCCCGCCAAGTTAATTTATATCTGGGCGGGGTTCTATGGGCCAGTAACTGGCTATTTGTAACTTTTAATAGTTGTTAAAAATTCATTAATAGTAACTTCATTATTAGTTACCTGAAGAACTTCTTTTTCCAATGAATTACCATTAGGAAAATAAATATATAGTTGATTTCGATGTAACGATATCGGGAATGGTTCAATATTTTTTAGTATCATTCCGAACGTTCCCATATCATTATCCCAGCTATTTTTTTGGAAAAGAATATAATCCTCTTCAGTTTTAATAATTATTGCATAATCACTTTCTTTAAAAACTCTTGCTTCCATGTTTCAGTACCTCACTATAGATTATTAAAGCAATATGCATTAAAGAAACATTATTTAATAGACTATAATTTTAATAAATTTTTTGGTATAATTCGTTGAAATTAAATGTAAAATATTTTTTTATACTTCTCTAGTTTTCCTGCACTTCTTCACCCTGAACACATCATTCTCGAATTACCCATTCAGACATAAAAAAACCCACCCTGAGGTGAGCTTTTTAGCTTGCCGTCTTTCCGAGCTGTCAACATGTAGTAGATATACGCCTAGCTTTCTAATTTAGAGATATAGCCACTAAGGCGACATTAATAGCATTTCTCTTTAAGTATCTCAATATGAATAGCTAATATAATGTTCAACCAGTAGGTTTAAAAAAATTATCTCTTTTCTTCAGGAGATTCTGAATATAAAAAAATCCTGCTTTACTGGAGAGAGAAGCAGGATTAAGGGGAAGTTACCAAGTGTTCTTCTAACAGAGGCTAGGAAGAATATTTAATATAAACAATAATTTCTATTTACAAAGTAATTTTTATGATTCAAACAGTTAATTATTATTAATATGATTATTTAATGTCTATTTCTTAAACACAATAAAAGCTTCATAATGAGAACAAGAAAAGACTCTCACAAGATGAGCATGTATAAGCTCACATTTATTTTGACGTAGAAAGTTATTAACTAAGCCTTCGACTTCAGAGAGATCATGCGCTTTAAACGTTTTAACATGTTTCATGAGATTTAATCCTCACGCATCCATTTGTAAAGATAAAGGTCCACCTGTTTCCAGATGGACCTACAACTACTTCCGACGGCGGGAGTGGGTCTCAACAAGAGACCAGACTGATCCACTTAGCGAGTTGCCAGCGTAATTTAAATTTAACATAGCAATAGATATTAAAAAAGCCCGCAAATGCGAGCCTTTAAATTCTTACCGGGCGATCAATTTATAAAACGCCCATTTTAGAGATACTTATACTCAAGTGTTCTGTTTGTGTCAAGCTACAGTTACTTTACTTTCTTCCAGATCGAAGTGAAATGCTCGACTTAATCGATCTCTTATTTCATTTTCCCACTGCGCTACAATAGACTCCCCCAAAAGCTCATATTTCACATAACGCTCTGAGTAACCTGATTTAGAAACTTTTAATTTTGAAATCGTAATTTTTTCATTTAATGTGTATGGCCGCTTACCTGTACCTTCACATTTTAGACAAAACTTTGAACCTGACGGGTAACCTTCACTATTATAGACCTCAAGTTTTCCTATACCTTGGCATGCCCCACACATCGCTTTAACGAAAAGATGGCCACGTAAAACAATTTCGGCCATTCCTTTTGCTATATTGCTTAAATCACCTTGGCAGTTATTCGGCTTGAAGTTATTTTTGATCATTTCTTTATGGATCTGGCCAGCCAGAATATTACGTACACGGAAAAAATCAGCAGAGCTAATTTCACCCTGTTTAAACTCTACCTTACCTGGTTTATCCGCAATACGGCGCTCATACTGATAGTTAAAATCATACTTACTATAAAATGTTTCCGTGTGTTCTTCTGGAGGTGTAATAATCGCGATACGTTCAAAGTCTACTTTTTCCACTAATAGTGAAGCCCACATTCTTGCATGCGGCTTAAGTAAAGCCATTTCCCCCAATACAATATCTTTTGAAATCTTTTTGCCATTCCCTGCACCACTGGCGATAGCAAGGCGTAAAAACTCTAAAAAATCAAATTTCTCAACTAACATAATCGCCTTCCTATACTTCCTGAACGTCAATATTTAAAACTGTTTTCATTAAATGCTTCTTGTTGCGATAGCTCGCGGTTTTACGTGTTATTGCAGACTTCACATCTTCAACTACGAACTCTCCAGCTGCTGTGTAGTAAGTAAAATCTGCAAAGTATCTCAATGCTGGTTTTGCTCTTTTCTCTCCTGCAATTCTCGTTTTGGGTGCCAACTCAAAGCACTGGTGGTGTTTGAGCTCGCGGATCTCTTTGTGCTGCTGCATAGCTTTAAGCTGTATGTATCGTTTAGCTTCTTTCTTGCTATCAAAATTGAGCCCATCTATTTCCACTTTTACAGCGTTGAACTTGTTCTTTTTGGCTTTAGCAGCAGGCTGGCCACCTCCCCCATATTTTTCTCGATACTCAGCCGCCGAAATGCTTGTCATTGAGACCTCTTGAAAAGCAAACGTGTATGAGGACCCAAATTACAAACACTATGAAATTGACCTTCTTCCCTTAATTTTTGCTCTAGCTCAGGATCTTGTAGCTGTGACTGATTTAAACGGCTTATCAATGTATGATTCTCCTGCCGACAACACTTAAGCTCACTCTGCAGCTGCTCAACTTCTTTCTTCATCTGGATATAACAAGACTCCATCCGATCCGTGGCGGCTTGTGACAGTTGAACCTGTTTCTGCAGTTTTGCAATTTCCTTGTCTTTGAGAATAAGTAAACTTTGATTCAACAGAACTCTGGCCAGTAGCCCAACTTCTAATTTATTGATCATGCCGCACCTCCACTTAACCAGTGACATTCGACATCAAAGCCATCGAGATCCTTAAACAAGTCCTTGGCAAAACCAGTTTTCAAGTAGTGCGAAACACCATCGCACCATGTCTTGTTTTCTTTTAGATCCAAAGCATTGGTGACTTTTAAAAATTCCTTTTCCCATTTATCGAAATCCACATGCTTCTCGGTAAAATGTTTCTTTTGCTCATCGCTCAGCATGTTCTTTTTGATTAATTCGATGAAACGCTCAAATTCCCCAAGTCTGAATACACCAAGAATCTCCACCCAATCAATTTCATATTCGCCATGAGCAACCAAGATAGTAAAAATCTTCACGACCCACCCCCAACCTGTTCCACAATGGTTTTAATGGCCTTGAGCGTTAATTCAGGATCATCACTTGGAACAAAAAATAGGCTTGCAATCATCTGAACTTTCTTGGCGTACTTGCGTGCATCATCACGATACTTGTTACGCTCACGATCCAAATTTTCATTAAAGACCAGCAGTTCGGCATGTTCTTTTTGAAGCTGCTCGAGATTCATTTCTAGGTAGTAATTCACACCCCACCCCCTAATCGAGCATCTGCCCAATTGCATTCGACCACAGTCAGGCTACCCTGCTGAAATCTGGACCATAAACGATCCCCCAAATCTGAAATCAGCCCAGGTATAGTTTTTCCGGTGCCATCTTTTGTGTCATGTAATGTCATGTTTGAAATCAGCATGGTTGGCTTCATACGGTCATAACGTGCATATAAAACTTTATGGACCAGTTCACGGCGCTTATCCCGATCATGCAGTCCGTATTCATCCAGGATTAGTAGGTCATATTGGGTAAACTCATGAATCACTGATTTCTCGGTGATGTCCGGATTCTTTTTATCCCATGCATCCATGATCCGCTGCGCCATTTCTTCACTAGTGATATAACGGGCATACATACCTTTGGTGAGTAGCGTACGCGCTGAGGCACAAGCCAGATGAGTTTTTCCTGTACCGGTTTTGCCAACCATCACAAAGTTATTTTTAACGCCACTCAAAATGGATTGAACGTAAGAGACAGCACTGTTTACTGCGTTCTGCTGACCTGCATGTCTAACGGTATAATTCTTGAACCGTGAACCTGTATGACGTTCTGGAAGCGTAGCGCCAGCAAAATGCTTTTCACGAACCATCTGGTCTACTTCGTGCTGACGGTTCTGATTTTGTTGATTCACCAATTCAATCGCACACTGTGGGCAGATCTGGTTTGGTCCAGCTTTCACTTTTGCAATGTTATGTTCAGTGCACAGTTCCTGGACGCTTTGAAGTCCACCTGTGAGCATAGTCATAGCGTTCATTCAAAGTCCTCCGGGATTTGGACTGGTGAAGTCACTGGAGCATACTGCTGTGCTGGTTGATTATTCCATGCAGCATTCACCTCCAGATGAGAACTTGGTTTCTCAGAACGAGAGTAACCAGTTGTGTGTTTGTTTTTGCGTTCAGCTTTTTCGAGAGACTTTTCAAACTCCTGAAATATCCACTGTGCAAACTTCCGCAGCTTCTGGTTGTCAGAGATCTGATGGTTATTCTCGTGATGGGCGTTAAAGTTTCCAAGATGGAATTGAAAATCTTCCATGCTGATAATTTCAGAAATACGGTGAGAATATTTTGTTCCCTTCAACGCTGTTGTAAGTTGTTCAAGATCAGGATTCCAGGTCTGATTTTGATTTTCAGCTTGCGCGTTAGTGTGGGTGTTTATATCTGTAGTATTCTTTGTTGTATTCTCTGTAGGAACGAATTGCGCTTTTGTTTGCTCCCGAACTGCGCTTTCGTCAGTTGGGGAATTTACACTTTGTGAGTTCGCCAGAATCATGTCTGTAAGCCACTGATCAAAGCATTCTTCGTTAAATTTGAAATATAAACGGTGATCAAGTCGCTTGTATGTTTCAGAGATCAAACCTAATGCAACGAGTTTCTTTCTTGCACTCACTTGCTCGCGATAAGACAGACCTGTCTCTTGTTCAATTTCCTCAGATGTTTTATAAACCCCTAGTGGGCTATCTGTTTTATCTGACCAAAAGACTATTTGGCCAAGAAAAATACCCGCTTTTACACAGCCAAGGTATCTACTCAGTTTGGGGAAATAGGCAATCGGTTGTCCTGTGCCACGTAGTGACAGAATATGACTCATTGAGCATCACCCGCCTTAGGCTTTACATAGCCACCAAACGCTTCAACAGTTCCTGATTTCACCAGACTCGCCACCACTTCATTGGCAAACCAAGCATTGAGACGGCATCGTCGCACCAGCTGCTCAGCCAGATCAGTTTTTCGTACAGCGGCGTTGTTTACGTCCTGATTTCGTACACGTAGATTGTTTTGATTACGCTTAAACAGCTCATCAAGAATTCTTAAAGCCGGATCATAGAAAGACTGTACTTGTTGCAGATGTTTATAATCAGCGTTATTGATTGCAGAGTTCATAGGGCCTCCTGCTGTAATGAAGACACAAACAGAGCTACAGGTTCGACAAAGCAGTGTTTGGCCTTACGACTTTTCAAAAGAGGTTTAGCCATTGAACTGCTTTTATCCTGTTTCAGATCAACAGGTTTGCTATTGCTAGCGAGTTCTGATAAATTCTTTTTCATAATTCATTCATGCCTGTATGAGTTAGAAAAAGCCTGATTTCGCACGTCAGGCTTTTTCATTTTTTACGGTTTGTGTAGTAGCGGTATATTTCTGCATTTGCTTGAAAGCTGCTTGATCAGCCGCTTTAGCAAACTCAATAATTCGTGTAAAAATACCGTGAATCTCTTCATACTCTGCCGGTGTAATCACACCATCTTCATAAGCTTCATAGACTTTCTGGTTGGCCTGCCCGTTACAGATATTTGCCTGCATCATGGCCTCGATCACAGATAACTCTCGATGCTTGTCGCCTTCGCAACCTGTCGGGATTAGGGCGAGATTCAGCTTGTGCGCCCACACTTTAAGTACCGCCGGGTTTTCTGTGTATTCGAGCATGGCCTCAAATTTTTTAAGACTCGGCTGATAATCCATATTCGGATTGCCGTAATTCAGAACGGTTTTATGAGAGTCGCCCAGTACTTCAGCAATCTGTTTTGCATCAATACCTGGTGTATGACGGATCATCTTATACAGTGCAGCTTGTGCTTCTTTGCTAAATTCCATCTGTGAATCCTTGTTTTTATTCACGTTTACTTGTGGCGATATTTAAGGAAAAATATTAAGCAGCAGGTTTAATCTTTTGCTCGTGTAGACGCTTCAGACCTTCAGCAATTGAATAAGAAATTCGCTTTCCTTTTTTTCCGGTTTTTAAATCGGAAATATAGTTCTGAGAGCATGAAACACTTTCAGCAATTTGCTGTTGGGTCATTGCTCCCTGTTGCTTATCAAGCAAATCGTTAATTAATTGACTCCAATCAGTCATTTTGTTAGCTCCGATAATTGCTATAGTGATAATTTATCTTTATTGCGATATTTAATCAACCGCCAAAGCGATACTTTTTTGTATCACAATAGCGATATTGATAAAAAGGATATTAAAAATGTCGATAGGTAACCGTATTCGTACCTTGCGCCGATCGCTTAACCTTTCCCAACCAGAATTAGCCAAGCTTGCTAAGGTGGGACAATCAACTATTTCTGATCTTGAAAATGATAAGAAAGGTACTTCTGCAGAAAAGATGGATTCTATTGCTGCGGCATTGGGCACCTCTTCAAAATACCTTTTAACTGGTAAAGAAGAAGTAACTAGCAAAACAAAAAATGAAGAAGAGTTCTTAAAGAACTCTATTCCGCTTGATGATCAAGTAGAAATTAAGTTTTTCGAGGATGTTGCTTTTTCATGTGGTGATGGGTCATTTGTTGAGGCGCTTGAAAAGGAAGCTAAGCGAATAATGGTAAGTAGTACACCATTAAGGGAGCGGAATATTAATAGTAATAATTGTGTAGCAATGCCGGCCACAGGAGACTCAATGTTTCCAACAATAAAGGATCGGGATATTGTATATGTAGATATAGATAGGAAAACAATAAAAGATGGAAAAGTATTTGCAGTCTGTCATGGCGGATTGTTTAAATTTAAAAGGCTTTATCAGTTACCTTTGGGCGGTGTGCGAATCGTCAGTGATAATGCTGTAGAGTATCCAGAAGAGCGACTAACTGCACAAGATATTATTGACCAGCAATTTGAAGTAATAGGTTGGGCATGGTCTTGGCAATCAATGGAAAACTGGTAAGGAATATAAAAACTTATTTACCAGTAAGTAAGATTTTAATAACTAAGATCTTGAAAACTAAATAATAATTTAATGGGGTATTTATGGAAAATTTTATTCAGAGACTTAAAAGTCATATTGAACATGTAAAAAAAGTTGGTGAGCACTGCACCACAGAGGAAACAACTAAACAAGCATTAATTTTACCATTACTTGATATATTAGGATTCAATCCATACGATCCAACAAAAGTATTGGCTGAATTTGCCGCAGACTTTCCTGGTGTTAAAGCAACAGAGCGTGTCGATTATGCATTGTATTGCAATGGACAACCTGTGATGTTTATCGAGGCTAAGCCATTTGTTGCTAACCTAACTAATCATGCTCCTCAGTTATCAAGGTATTTTAATAGCAGTCTCGGTGTAACCATTGGAGCGATTACAAATGGTAGAGAATGGCGTTTTTTTACAGATTTAATAAATACAAATGTAATGGATGAAAAGCCATTTCTAACAATTGACTTCACCAAAGCTAATCCCGAAGATTTAACCCAACTGGCAGAATTTAAACATGATAACTTTCATGCAGAGAAATTAAGATTTTTTGCTGAAGAGAATCAATATATTCAGCAATTCAAAGCCGTAATTAAAAAGAGCATTAATGAGGTAGATATTGATTTTGTTCGATATGTTGCTCAACAGGCAAATATTCAACGACAACTAAATACTAAATTTCTTGAGTCTATACAGCCATTTGTTAAGCAAGCAGTGCAGCAGGCAATTAGTGACACAGTAGTTAAAGGACTATCTTCTCCTACGGTTATTACAGCACAACCAGTTGAGCAAAAAATAGTTGAGCCTAAAGCAAAAGAAATAATAGAAGAAAAACCAAACTTTATTGTGAATCCAGATAATGAAAAAATCATTACAACAAAAGATGAGCAAGAATTATTAAGAATGGTGAATGAATTATTTCCTGGTGTTGCTTTGGAAGGTAGAGATACTGAAAGTTATTACTCTGTACTTTTTCAGGGTAAGACAAATAGATGGTTGTTTCGTTATGATGTAAATCGAAAGCGGCATACTATTCAATTTATTGTTCCTATTGATGATTTACGTAGAAGTGAACTAGAGCGAGCGGGTTTAGAGATTCAAAATAACGGACAAATTTTCCTAGAAAAGCCAGAATATATATATCGGATGGTGGGGGTATCAAAAGATAGCCTTGAACACTGCATGAATGATGAAAATTTTAAGCGTACTTCTAGCTAGTAAACTTAAAAATAAAATAAGCCGCTATATGCGGCCTATTCGGCACTGGGGAGTATATGGAATTTAGTGATTATATTGTTTATGTTGATGAAAGTGGCGACCATACCGTAAATGGATATAACGCAAAATATCCTGTTTTTGTCTTAGCTTTTTGTATTTTTCATAAAAGATATTACACAGAAACAGTAATAAAGAAACTAGAGCAACTTAAATTTAAGCATTTTGGTCACGATATTATTGTGCTGCATGAAAGGGATATTCTTAAAGGCACAGGAGATTTTAAGAATTATTCATCCAAGAATCAAAAAGAAGCCCTCTTAAATGATCTTACTGAATTAATGCAAGAAACAAATTTTATCTTAATCTCATGTGTTGTTAGAAAAGACATTTTAATTCAAAGATATGCAGTTCCCAAAAATCCATATTTTATTGCTCTAGAATTCGGCTTAGAGCGAATTTATAAATTTTTGGTGGAGAAAAATCAGCAGAATAAAAAGACGTTCATCATATTTGAGCAACGAGGGTTGCAGGAAGATAGGGATTTAGAGCTTGAATTTAGGAGGGTCTGCGATGGAAATAATTATGAAAAAATCTGCCTTCCATTCGAAATCAAGATGGCTTCAAAAAAAGTAAATTCTTCAGGATTACAGATTGCTGATTTGGTTGCACGCCCTATAGGCAATCACGTCTTAAAACCAGAACAAACTAATAGAGCCTTTGATGTATTGAAGTATAAGTTTTATAGCGCGAATGGCCGTAAAGGAGCCGGGATTGGGTATCACGGCTATGGCTTAAAAGTGTTCCCCAAATAAACAAAAGGCCCTAACATAACGCTAGAGCCTTTTGCCGACTGGGAATCCCCGGTCCATGAATAAATTATAAAGCATTAATAAAAGTTAATCAAATGCCGTATACCCGAGCGGCTCTTGGATCGGGTGGAGAATATATGTTTAAAACCAGAATTATTGAGATTAAGAATGGTAAGGCTGAGTCACACTTTCAGCATTCGTTTTATGTACAACCTAGAATTGGCGAATGGATCGATTTAAAAACAAACGACTTAGGCGAGATTTTCGAAGTAATTCAAGTAATTTATTCTGACGCATCTGAGGAATTTGATATTTATGTAAAACTTGTTGGATCTCAGAGTGAAGCTCTTCAGAGTCTGGTCGTGAGTATCGGCAACCAATAATTCCCAGATCATCATTTGCTAAATCTTCTGGGTTCGTAATTATAATTCCTAGAAACCCCATTCCAGTAAAACTCTGACCCCTCTTTATAGAAATCAATTCACCTTTATCTGTAATTGCTATCATTCCAAAGACTCTAATCGACCCACCCCAGCGGTGGGTTTTCTTTTGTCTATTAAAGCATAGAAATATACAGATTCAAGATATTTATCTTTTTTGCGATATTTTATCTCTATCACTATTGACATAAATATATCGTTAATGCGATATTTACTTTGTACCCAATAAAAAAGCCCGATGGACTGGAAATCAAACGGGCTTTTCAACACTACGAGGCCATTATGAAACAAAAAGCTGTTAAGAGTCAAACGACTCAGATTCTCTTTCAAGAACCTACTCAGGAAGAGATGCACGGTAAACCCCGTTCTATCTTTGTTGACCTTTGCACTTTCCTCTTGTTGTTAAGCCTATTCATTGGCTTGGTTGCTATGCTGCGTAGCTGTGCCGATGAAGCTGAAACTCAGGCAGTCCAAGCCCATGCTTATAACGCGAAGTTCTCTCAAGAATCTCAACTGGTTCAAATTGTGGAGGCTCGCTAATGACAACTACTACTCAAACATTTTCTGAATACCTAGGTGGCTTTGAGCAAGGTCACATGACTATGCGTCTTGGCCCTACTGTCTACGTTGAACAAGGCAAAGATATTTTTGCTGAAGACCGTCAAACCGGTGAGCTTGTAAAAGTCACTCTTGAAGAGCATGTGGCCGAACCCTGGATTCGTAAAAACTTCGTACGTGAACGTGCATTCCAGCGCCGCAAGGCTTTAGCAATTGGCCTGCAAAAATCACATATCCCTTCATATGACCGCAAAGCATATAAGCGTCGTATGGGCTGGGTTGGATCGAGATAAGGGGAAATATCATGGCGATTAATATTATTCCAGCGGATCAGCCGCTACTGGTACAGGCCATTATTGTTTATTTGTACGCAGATCCGGGCCTAGGTAAAACTTCAATTGGCTTTACAGGCGATAAGGCTATTTCTTTTGACTTTGATAAAGGTTCACACCGTACTGGTGAACTTCGTCGCGGTGCTGTAGTTCAGGCTCACCAGTGGTCTGATGTTGCAAACCTCACAATGGCTGATCTTGAACCATATAACACCATTGTGATTGATACCGTCGGTGCAATGCTTGAAAGCATCAAAACTCATTTAATGCTGAATGCGACCAACAAACAAAAAGATGGTTCTTTGAAACTCAAAGCACAGGGCTTGGCCAACAACATTTTTAAACAGTATGTGAACACCCTGATCGCTTCTGGAAAAGATGTGGTGTTCATTGCTCACGCCTCTGAAGATCAAAGCGGTGACCAAGTAATTTATCGCCCTGATCTGGGTGGTAAGAACCGAAATGAGCTATATCGCATTGCTGACATTATGGGCTATTTGACCACAGTCACTACTGGTGAAGGCAAGAATGCCCGGGTAATTAGCTTTAAGCCTTGCCCTACCCATCACGCTAAAAATGCGGGTGGTTTAGGCGGTGAGACTGGTGAAGTATGGGTGCCGGATCTAAAGACCAGCCCTACATTTCTGGCCGATCTTATCAAACAGGCTAAGGACCATATCAATACCCTGACACCAGATCAATTGGCCGCAATCAAGGCTCAAGAAGATCTAGAAAACTGGGTACAAAGCTGTGGTGAGGCCCAGTATGCGAGTGATCTAAATCAGCTCACTCAGTCCCTTGAAGACACTCATCTGTATTACAAGAATATGCGTGCCGAGCTGGTTCGTCGTGCTCTGGAAATGAAGTGCATATTCGATAGACAGCGCAATGCATGGACAGATCCACCAGAGTTTAATGGCATTTCTGATGAGCAGCTTGCCGATCTACAGGACTTTATCGATACCTGTGGGCTTGATGCAAAAACAGTGTGTGAACACTTGGGGCTTGATGCTCTCAACCAGATAGAAGCTTCCAAATTTGAAGCTGTAAAAAATGACATAGAACAAGTAGCTAAGGGAGCAATGACAGCATGAAAATTTTAAATAGCAAAGAAGCTTTTGAGGCAATGATGGCTGGCCGAAATATCATGTGTCGTGCAGCTGGTGAGTTAATGGATTTTGATGATCTGTCTCAATTCCCGGCTACGATTTTCGCTATGCCAGGCTATGAGTTCTGCATCAAGGTTGAAACAATGGAGCTGGCTGGTATTACATTTACCAAGCCTTTGACTCTTGATGATGTCGTGGAAGATCAGGAAATCTTTATTATTCATCCTGACCATATCTCACAGGTTAAATACAGCAAACAGTGCATGGAGTATTTCAAAGCTGTCGACAATGGTTTTGCTCAGGCGGATAAAGAAAATGCCGAATTACAATTAGTGGCAATGGGTGAGCTATTTGGTCGAATTATTGTCTATCCCCCAACTATAGACAATACAGGCAAACCCAAAAAGAGACGCTCAATCAAAGCTAAGAATGAGACTGAACAGGCTGGCATTCCAGCTGGCCCAGGTGATGCTGTACCAGATATTGAAAAACAGCCTGAGCCAGAGGTGATTCAGCCTATTGAAGCCATAGAGCAAGAAGCCACTATTAATACTGAAACTCCAGTTACAGAAATTGAAGCGGATTCAGTTGAAACCGACCGGGTAAAGCTTGTTGAAAAGTTCACTGCACAAAATGATCAGTTTACTAAGGAGGATGACGTTCTTTCATTCCGTCACGTATTTCTGGCCAATGGACACTTAGATCAAAAAGATCAACAGCACTTATGCAAGCTTACGGAAGATAAATTGCTTGAGCTGGATCCAGAGCAATACACGCCGAAGGTTGAACCTGAACCAATCGCAGATGAAGTCATTGAAGCTCAGCAACCAAGTATGTTTGATCAAATTGAAAATGCCGCACGCAAACAAGCATCAGTGGAAAGTGCTGAACATGGTAGTGCCCCTATTGATCTCTTCTACAAGAAGAAAAAACAGGTTCTGATCAATCGGATCTATGACATGGATTCAGTAGAAACTTTAGAACGACTAGCACCAGCGATACCTGCAGCTAAATTACTTCCAGCTGATCATCAGGAACTACTTAGCCTGTATGCACAGCGCAAAGATGCCTTGATTCAAGCTGCTGAAACTGGGGAGGCTTCATGAGTTATTCCTACTCTTCTATGACCCGCGTGCTGCTTGTGCAGCACAAAGGTCGGGTTAGAACTTACAGCAACATCAACCTATTCGGTATTGATGATTGCCTTCGAAATTTTGCGAACACCTGGGGGTACAGATGATCTTCAGAATTAAAAAGAAGCATGAGATTGGCTTTAAGCTTTGGCTAGAAAAATTGGGTTATATCAAAAATGAACTTGCAGATGGCAGTTCGACATTTAGCGGCAAAGGCACACGCAAGACACTGAGTTACGTGCTCTTAAAGAAAGATTTAACAGGTAATGCGGCATGTCAGGTGTTATTTCATGAATATGAAGAACACCTGGCTAACCCTGATTATTTAGATGTGAAGGTGGCGTGATGGAAAAGAATAAATTGTGGTGCGTAGGAATCTGCCCTGAAGATGATAGTCCGCATGAGCAGTCACCTGCCGTATCAAAAGAAATTGCTGAACGTGCTTTGGCTCGTTACAGAGCAATGACTAAGGCTGAAGGCAATCAGTTCATGATCGAATCATTTGATGAATACTTTCAGGTTCAAGAGTGGGAAGGCACAGCCGAAGACCACCAGGAACAAATGTTTTATACAGAAGACTGGTTTAAAGAGCCGATGTACCAGTGCAAAAACATGCAGCAAGCCGAACAAGTATTTAAATATGGTGAAATCGTGCACTGCTACAAAGATGATTCTGAGTTAATTACTTCTGACTATGAAGAAGCTAAGCGCTTCTATGAGGTGGCGTGATGGATATTCAAAAAGTTAAAGAATTGGCTTTAGCAAATGGCTTTAAGTTGAAAGAGCAAGCAAGCGGAAACATGGACTTAAACGCATATGTTTATGACTTCGCAAATGCTGTTGAGCGGGAAGTTAAAGCTCAAGCGGTGCCGGAATGGATTTCGGTTGAGGATAAATTACCAGAAACAGAACCAAATACTGACGGTGTGGTGTGTGCTGTTGTTTGCTCATTAGGAAATGTGTATAGAGCTAGATATATGCACGATGTTGATATTGGCGTGGATACAAAATATTGGTCTGAGTTTGCTGTTAACTATAATGGCAGGGAATATGAGCATTATGAAATAAACGCAAAAATAACACACTGGATGCCGTTACCCGATGCACCACAGGAACCAGCCAATGACTGAAATCCAATTAACCAAACTTCAATTGGCGAACTATGTGTGTGATGAGTTGCATAAAGAAATGCCATTTGATCTGATTTTTAATCAGGACGAATTCTTGCCATTTATGGAGATCATTGATGCTTCAAACCTTGATGTTGGATTTTCAGTTAAGAGCATCGGTGACAAGGTTCATGTCGGTGTAACAAAGGGAAATTCAAGCGGTATATATGAGGCATTGAGCAGTTATATCCTAGAGCATCAAAAGCAGGAAAACTGCATTGATCAATTCATTGCAAGCGGTGAATTTGATAAGGCTTTTAAAGATGTGTTTGGTTTACCAGAGTCAGTGCAACAAAGTTTGAAGGAGATTTCATAATGGGAGCAGCTATGAAAATTGAGGATCCAGTTGATATCAGTTTTATGTTACTCATGAAGTATCGTAAACCTGTAATCAAACTTGAAGAGCTCTTGCCAGATTACTTGCCTCATCTTACAATTGAACAGGCAAATAAACGCGCAAACAAATGTACACTTCCATTTCCTGCATTTAAATCAGATGGAAGAAACTCCCCTTTTTATGTTCATCTAAGTGATGTGGCATCCTGGCTTGAAGCGATACAAAAAGCGTCTAAGAAAGACTGGGTAGCAATGAACCATTGATTGCTAAATTATTGATTAATTACCGCATGGTTGCACCCATTTTGCACCTTGCACCATGCGGATATTCAATAAGATACTAATAAATAATAATTTTTATAATAAATATGTAATTAATCTATCCCACCTGCCATTGGCGCGACCCAAATTTTTTGTTCGATTGGCCGATCAAATAGCTCTCTGATTACGGTATTTTGACTCAAATTTCCAACCTCACTTTCAACTTATTTACTAAGCTATTCATCTTTAGATCTACTTTAAAACCTGATAACACTTAATTAATGGCCTGCTTAGCTCCCCCAACTTATACCTTGAACAAGCTAGGCTTAATAAAATTACAGTACAGGAGAGAAAAAGTAGTCAGAGATATTTTAAGCTAAAGCCCAAATTAGAACAGATCAAATAGCGGACCAACTAGTTTAATTATTTACAGAAAGAATATCCATTTTTTAATTTGTTGAGTTTTTAAAATTCAACTATCGCATTTATCTTGAAGAATATCGGTATATAATCAAAAGCTTAACTAATATCTTTTATAAAAGTCTACCTGAGCTAGAATATAGGTTAACTTAACTTGAGTTTCAGATAAATTAAATAAATTCAGTACATTAGAAATGATAAACCCTGCTCAATCACCTGTATTGGCAGGGCTACAGCTATAAATTGATCTATCTTAAAACGTCCCCTTCAGGATAGTCTTTTAGTTTCTTAGATCAGTTAATTCAAAATCTTTAATGATCATCATCTCAATACTTTCTATCAGGGCTTTTTCCCATTTACTCTCATTCCAAAATAGTAAGTTTCCATTCTCTTCTTTATAAAATACTTGTTCTTCATAATTTAGATGATGAATGACTTGGGTTCCATTTGGTATATTTTTCAT